ATCAAAAAAATGAAAATCTTGAGAGCGCACGTCCTATTGAAGAAGAATTAGCAAATGGTGCAGATGATACTTCAATGCAAGATATAAAGTACTTGATTAAAACACTTGCAGGTGGGTTAAACAAGGAAAAACGTGATCAAACTACATTACCCTACACTGCGGTTAGAATGACTGAAAGTGAGGAAATGTTAAATCAGTGGAAAAAATTAAGTGGTATAAAGTAATAAAACCACGCTTTATAATAGCTCGGTTAATAGCCGAGCTATTTTTTTGGGCATATCCTTTGCTAATTTGCGATAAATACACTATAAAGGTAGAAATTTAAAATGGCTCAAGAAATAATTGACTTCGGTGCATATCCAAACGATCCTGACAGTGATGCTATACGAGTAGCATTTCAAAAAGTTCAAAATAACTTTACTGAACTATTCTCAGTTCAATACCAAACTGGGGTATCACAAGTCCTAGAGGGTGCGGGCATTTCTTTAAATACTAACACCGGAAACGTTACAGTTACAAACAGAATAGCAAATATTACTATTCAAACTGACGCTAATTTATTGATAGGTGTGACAACAGCTAGTTCAAATACTGCAACAATAAATTCAGGAACGACTCCGTTTGTTTTAAATTTATCTAATTCCATAAGCACAGGAAACATAACTGCAACAGGCAATCTTCAGGGAGTTTTTGGAGCAAACTCAAGCTCTCAACCTAATATAACTTCAATTGGTAACTTAGGTAATTTGTCGGTGGTAGGAACAATAAGATCAAACAGTTTAGTAGCAAATAGTTTTAATACCTTAAATTTTAATGCAACATACATGGCAGCACCTGGTAGTAACAATCAAGTATTATTTAATAATTTAGGTAATATTGATGCAACATCAAACTTAACTTTTAATGGGAATACCCTAATAGTTACAGGTGCAATATCTGCGACTGGCAATGTGACAGGTCTAAATTTTATTAATACTGGCACTATAGCAGCAAATGGTATTATTTCAAGTAATGCAAACATAACATCAAACTCAAATATAAGTGCTGCAGGAAATGTAATTGCAACTAACTTTGTTGGGAGATTATCAAGCGGTACATCAAATATAAGCATAGCAACAGCGAATGGAAATATAAATCTAAGTTCGTCTGGTAATGCCAATGTAATGACATTAACAGGATCAGGTGCAAACATTAATGGTTACGCTAATATAACAGGAGTTGTAAATGTAGGTAGTTTATCGACTGGAAATACTGTATCAGCTACTGGTAATGTTACAGGTGGAAATTTTAATACATCTGGTTTATTAAGTGCTACAGGCAATATCACTGGTTCAAGTATTCTAAGTTTAGGCATCATTAGTGCAACAGGTAATGTCGTTGGTCAAAACATTTTAACATCTGGCGCTATAAGTGCAGTTGGTAATATAAACGCTTCTTTAATTAACACAGGCAATTTAAGTGCAACAGGAATGATTTTTGCTACATCTAATATAGCAACGAACGGTGGTTTAAGTGTAACAGGCAACATTATAGCAGGTAATTTAAATACTTCAATTGTAAACGCTGCTGGAAATATGCAAGGAGCTAATTTACTCACAACAGGTTTAATAAGTGCAATTGGCAATCTTACAGCAAACACAGCTTTATTAGGCAATAGTGTAACAGCTAATTTTTTTATAGGCAGCGGCGCTAATCTCTCAAACTTAAATGGTAGTAATATAACAGGGGCGGTCTCTATATCAAACCTAGCATATTTTGCAAATATTACTGCAACTGCAAATGCTAATGTAGTAAATTTTATTCCGTTTGTAAACACAACGAGTGGCAACGCTAATTTAATTGCAGATAGTTTTCTTTCTTATAACTCAAATACAAAAGTATTGAGTGCTAATGCATTAAACATAGCAGGAAATATAGTCGCAGGAAATCTTAATGTATCAAGTGGAACACTTACAGGTAGAACATTAACAACTGGAGCAAACACTACAAGTGGAAATATTACAGGTAATTGGATCCTCACAGCTGGCTCACTATTACAGTCAACTTATGCTGATTTGGCTGAATATTATTCCGCTGATAGTATGATTGATTCAGGAACTGTTGTGGAATTTGGCGGTATGTTTGAAATCAAAACATGTGATTTACCAATGAGCCAAAAGGTTGCAGGAATAGTTACAAGTGAACCTGCGTATGTTATGAATAGTTTAATTGATTGCGCCTTTCCTGTTGCAGTAGCATTACAAGGTCGTGTACCTACAAAGGTTACAGGCATTATACAAAAAGGTGATATGATGGTCAGTGCAGGCAATGGTTTAGCAACAGCCTGTAATTCTCCGACTATAGGAAGTGTTTTAGGAAAAGCCCTACAAGATTTTAATGGGGTAGAAGGTATTATAGAAATTGCGATAGGAAGATTATAAAATGATTACAGTAGAATTACTAAAAAAGATTTGTCCAAAAACAAAAGAAAATGTTTTACAAAAATATGCATTATCTTTACATGAGACAGCGGAATATTATGATATGTATGTTAACAAAAAACGTGCTGCTGCATTTTTAGCACAAGTTGCTCACGAAAGTGGTGGATTCAATTTCGTAAAAGAAAATTTAAATTACAGTGCTAAGGGATTGATGACAACATTTAAAAAATATTTTCCAAACGAAGCAATCGCAAAACAATACGAGCGTCAACCAGAAAAAATTGCAAATCGTGTTTATGCAAATAGAATGAGTAACGGAGATGAAGCAAGTGGTGATGGATATAAATTTTGCGGTAGAGGATTAATTCAATTAACGGGTCGTGCTAACTATACAAAGTTTGCTCAAGATTTAGGAATTAGTTTGGATGAAACTGTAGCTTACCTTGAAACGCCTGAGGGCGCTGTTAGTAGCGCAGGATGGTTTTGGGATAATAACAATTTAAATCAGTGGTGTGATAAAGATGATTTTGTCACATTGACAAAACGTATCAATGGTGGTACTATTGGTCTTGAAGATAGAAAGCACCATTACGAAATAGCACTCAAAGCTTTAGGATAATATGACGCAACCAATTTGGGAAACCCCTGCAGGATTGTTAGGCAATTATTCATCTACATTACCTTTTAGTGTTTCAGTAAGAGCGACTCCTGTATATCCTGCTTTATTTTTATCATATAAAGTTTTGAATGGTAAGTTACCCGACGGATTAAAAATCAACACTGTAAATAACATTTGTATAATAAGTGGGATACCAAAAGGGGAAAACAAAAATACTACATATACTTTTACTATAAGGGTAAACGATGAGGTTGGGAATTTTGCGGATAGAACTTTTTCGATTGAATTATTAACTGCAGGTTTTCCAAAGTTATTAGTTGAATCTGGCAATCTATTGACACTATTTGATAGTGAATTTATAAGTTATAAAATTGAATACTCGACTCCTATTCCTAATGATAAGATAAAATTCTTTGTGTCATCTGGTGAGCTACCACCTGGATTGTTTTTAGATGAAGATGTAGGAATAATATCAGGATATCCGGTGCCACCTACTACATTCAATGGTAATCCATCTTCTAAAAAAAGTGATTTTACTATTACACTAACTAGTTTACTAGGAAGTGTGTCGGCCGCCTATAGTATAACAGTAAAAAATGTTCAACTTGTTAATCCGACTGTTAGCCCTAGAAATCCAGTAATATTAAATTATTTTCCAAGAAGAATTCCTTTAGATGATACGGATCCTTATTACGAATACTATTTGCTAGATGCTAAAAAGCCAATTGTCAACAGCGGAGATTTTTTTTCTTTTAAGGTAATAGGATATGATTTTGATGGTGAAAAATTAATATATGAATTTGCAAATTTACCACCTGGTTTAAACGGGGATCCTAACAGTGGTTGGATAACAGGAACTATTAATATCGCTAAAGGATTAAGCGAATATATTTTTAATGTCTATGTAATTAAACCTAATGGATTATTCAGTAACACGTATCAATTTACTCTTGTTGTTTCAAATCAAGTCACAAATGATATTGTATGGGTTACAAATGCTGATTTAGGCGTAGTTTATAATAATTCACTTAGTACCTTAAAGGTCGAAGCACAATCAGACCAAAATTTAACTTATAGATTAGTAAGTGGTAAGTTACCAGCACAATTAACTTTAGACACCAAGGGTCAATTAATTGGACAAATTGCATATCAACCAACGAATAAATTACAAAAACAAAATGATGAAACAATTTTTACATTTACAATTGAAGCAATTTCTTTGATTTATCCTTTGGTAAAAAGTTATAAAACGTTTACACTAACTGTTTACCAGTTTTATGATAAAGTTACTGAAAACGTATATTTAAAGGCATCACCACCTTTACCACAAAGAGCGATTATTAACGAATTATTGAATAACACAACATTAATTCCAAATGATTTTTTATATCGTCAAGATGATTATAACTTTGGAAAAGCTAAAGATATTACCTTTGTTCATGCATATGGTATAGATGCAAGTAGCGCAGAAAATTATATTGAAGCAATGAAGAAAAATCATTATTGGAGAAATTTGGTATTAGGTGATTTACAAAATGCAATAGCAAGAGATGAAAATGGCAACATTATTTATGAAGTTGTATATAGTCAGATAATTGATAATTTAGTAAATGAAAATAATAAAAGTATTTCTTCTAAAATAAAATGGCCAACTTATGTAAGTTTAGAATTAGGTCCATATTTGACAAGCGAAGATTTTCTTTATTCCAGTTTTGCAAATGTGCAGGGAAATTTGTATTATTCAAGTTTAACTCCAGGGTCAACCAATATATTTTATCCTGCAAGCTTAGACAACATGGAAAAACAATTGGTTGAGGTGTTAGGAAATAATCCTTCCAGTAGTCTTTTGCCAAAATGGATGACGACCCAGCAAGCAGATGGAAATGTTTTAGGTTACACAAGAGCATGGGTAATTTGTTACACTTTACCAGGTAAATCTTCAACAATTTTAAATAACATAAAACAAAATTGGCCCTATAAACTAAACAATATTGATTTTACTGTAGATAGATATTACATAGATAAAAGTAATACTTATAATTGGAATGACTATTTAAACATACCTAGTTGGACTGATTTACCTAGCGCAACCCCAACACCAGACCCAATTAATTCTAAGGATTTTGTTATTTCGTTTCCGCAAAAAACAATTACACCTTAAATTACAATAAATAACAGACGGAAGAAATGAGTTTATGAGTTCAATTAACACAAACAATTTAAATGTAAATTACCCTGTACCCGGAGTTAACAACAGTACTCAAGGGTTTAGAGATAATTTTACATCAATTAAAACTAATCTTAATACAGCTGGTACTGAAATTACTGATTTACAGAATAAAGTTGTTTTAAAAGCTGCGTTAGATGGACAAACTCTAAACAACGACATGGCAAATACTTTAATTAGTAACGCCACTACCCGTTCATTCAGAGCAAGTACTTATAACTTAGGAAATAACGTTCAAGGTTCCACAACAATAAACGTAAGTCAAGGTGATGTACAGTATGGCACAATTACTGCGAATACCACATTAAATTTTGGTGGCTGGGCTCCTGTTGGCACACAAAGTAATGTTGAATTAAATTTTACCATTGCAAATGCAAGTGCATTTATAATTTTCCCAACAACAACTAATGATGGAAGTAATATTCCTAGTGTAGGGGTTTCAACGACAGTTTTTCAACTAGAAAATTATTCAAGTAATACAACACCTAGTCCAGGCAATACTTACACTAATCAAGTTTCTGTACCTGCAGGAGTGACGCAACTAAATTACTTAGTATCAACTACAAATTGTGGTACATTGATAGATATATACCCTGTCAACAGGCCTAAAAAATCAACAGCAATTATAAATGGAACTCCACCTGTAACAAACGCTGCAGCTACTGGAACTTTAACTGCTGCTACTAATAGTACTTCTGTGACTGGTGCCGGAACATTATTCTTAACTGAACTAACTGCCGGAAGGGTTATTCTTAATTCTTCTAATGTAGTTATAGGAACAGTAAATGCTATAGCAAGTAACACTGCGCTAACTTTAACCGCAAATGCAAACGTTGCAGTTACAGGCGCTGCATATCGCAGACAACTACCAATTGGTAGTCCAGGAGATGTTGTTGGTACAATTGAAACGGATGGTACATATATCTATCTTTGTACAGCAAATTATGATGGAACTACAGCGATTTGGAAAAGAGTTACACCAAGTTCTTACTAAATAAATAAATGAATGCAACACCCATTCATTACAGACCTTTCAAATAAGTCATTAGAAGACTTATCCAAAACCCTATCAGACCTAAATACAAAGCTAAATTTTGCATACCGTATGCAAAATGGTGCGCTCATCAATCAATTAAAAATGGCTATAGAAAGTTATAATGGTGAGTATAAAAAAAGAATGGACGAAATGTATAAAAAGACTAATATCGAAAAACAAATTAATATATCAAGTGATAGAAAATGACAGCAAGGATAAAAAGAAATTTTTCATTTCAGGCTGGTGTATATTTTAAGGATAATTTTTACCTTAACATGTACACAATTGTAATTTATTTTGACATTGAAACAACATCAGCAATGGAACAGTTTGTTTCTATGGAAAGAATTAAATATTTTTTCTCCCAATGTTTAGAAAATTCTATATTAGTAAACGAAACAAATTCAAACATTATTGAAAAATATGTCGAAGCTTCTCTAAAGGTATGTACTTTACCAACAGATCCTTTTGATCAAATTGTTGCAATAATGTTGGTTAAAAAACTCAATACAATACTAGAGGGCAGAATGCTAATCACCGATATTTCAGTCACTAGTTTATATAGCGATGATATACATCACCTTCATTCAATAGAAGAAAACTTTGGACCCTTCGCAGAATCTGGATGGTGGAGTGACAGTTCTCCAAAATATAATAACATTAATTCTATAAACTCAATAAAATCAAAAAAACTTGTAAAATTAGTAAGACAAACAATGTCATGGGATGAATTAAGTTTGAGTTTTGACATAAAAGATCCATTTGAAGAACCAAAAAATTCAGAAATTGTTTTTGTTAATTTTGACAAGAAAAAAGGTTAAAATACATTTGTAATTTATAAATTTCTGTGTTATCATAGTTAGATGAAAGATGATAATTTTGGTCAACAGATTTTATCGGAAGATGACATATGTAATTTTTATATGTCAAATCCAGATAAAATAATAAAATCTTGTTTAACCGATGAGATAATAAATTACCCGTCATCAATAGAATTCACTCAATTCCCACACTTAATAAATTATATTGAACAAAATATATCCAAACAAGATTTTGATATAATTCAACAACAAAAATGGTTCATGCCAGAAGAATATTATAATATGGATATTGCACTCTATGTTTTAAATAAATGTACACTTGAGGCTGAATTGCAACGAGCAGGTGAAGAATTATTCTTATATCAAGAACGAGGTCTGTTCCCTCTATTACAATATCTAAAGTATCTTGTCGATACAATGAGGGCAAATAACATTGTTTGGGGTGTAGGTAGAGGATCAAGTGTTGCAAGTTACGTTCTATTTTTATTAGGTGTACACAGAATAAATAGCTTGTATTATGATTTGTCAATTGACGAATTCTTAAAATAGGAGGTAATTATGTCAAAATATAGAACAGCAATGGGAAGAACAGTAGATATGGGAGCAATGGCTACACGTAATGAAAAGGTACGTGCAGTTGGAAATATGAAATCTAACGCTAGGGGAGATTTACTTGATGCCCAAAATAGGATTATACAAGATGCGTCAAGTCGTGTTGCAGAAGCTTATAATAAAACGGTTGTAGATGCTCCTAAACCAGTTGTAAAAAGTCCTCCAATTATACGTGACCAAATTAATTTATCTGAATTAAATGATTTTGATGATGAATAAAGGAAAGATATGAAATTTCAGTACCAAGCTACAAAAGTTAATTCTTTAACAGCACTACATGATACCATAATTGTAAGTGATATGTCTTTTGATTCAAGAATAACATCAGGAGGAATTATTATACCAATGGATGATACTAAATTATCAGGTATTAGACCTAGATGGGCACGTGTGTATGCGGTTGGACCTGAACAAAAGTCAGTACAAGTTGGGCAATATATCCTAATCGCTCACGGTCGTTGGACTAGAGGTGTTAAAATTGAAGATGTTGAGGGTGAAAAAACTATACGTAAAGTAGATCCTAATGATGTACTTATGGTAAGTGATGAACCCGTTCAAGATGATACACTTAGTGATAAGGTGATTTGATGAAGAAATGGTTAAAGAAAAAATTTAGTGACTGGTGCAAAGAAGCTTGGTATAATGAACATGGTAAAGTCACCCATACCCCTGAGTATGATGCGCATATTGGACATGCTATTGTTGGAGCTAGCATCAAAAAAAGCATTGATTCATCGTCAATGAATTTTACAATTTATCCTGCTATAGGTGGACACGTTCTAGAAATGACTATAAACGAGTACAACCCTAATCAATTACAAACTAATTATCCTAGAAAAGTTTTGCATATTATACCAAGCGGAGAAGATTTAGGAAACTCGCTAGGTAAAATTATTACATTAGAAATGTTAAAAAACTAAGGAGATTTTTTTATGTTTTACGCAGATACAATGTATAGAACAGCAGAGCAAATTAATTCTGCTATGGGTCGTGTGTACAATCAAATGTCATTGGCAGTGATTAACTCTATGGGAGTTAGTTTTTTAGTTTCTACGTCACCGCCACTAATGCAATTACTTTTTGCAACACCTCTTAAATGGCTTGTTATATTTGCTCCATTAGCAGCAATTTTAGCTATCACATTTCTACAAGATAAGATGGACAAAACGCAAGCTACTTTTGCACTGCATGGATTTGCAGCATTAATGGGATTAAGTTTTGCGACAATATTCGTAATTTATACAATCGGGTCAATAGTCAGTGCATTCTTTGGTGCATCTATCTTATTCGTTTGCATGAGTGTGTATGGATATTTCACCAAACGAAGTTTAGAGAGCTTTGGTCAATTCTTATTTATAGGATTGATTGCGATTATTATCGCCAGCATCGTAAATATATTTGTTGGTAGTACGGTTGTACAAATGGTTATTAGTGCAATTGCAGTGTTAATCTTTACTGGATTGACTGCATATGATACGCAAAAAATTCGTGAAATGATAAGTGTAGAGAACGATGGTAAATGTGAGATATTAGGAGCATTGACATTGTATCTAGATTTTATTAATATATTTCTTAGTTTATTACAACTTTTTGGTGATCGTAAAGAATGAAGAATACACTTTGGGTAGAAAAGTATCGTCCTAAATCTGTTGATGAATATGTTTTTGTTGACAGTAAACAAAAAGAGCAAGTGGTAGGTTGGATTAAAGATGAATCTATCCCTCATCTATTATTCAGTGGTGACCCAGGTACAGGTAAAACAACACTAGCAAAAGTTTTGATAAATGAACTTGATGTAAGTGAATACGATGTACTTGAAATTAATGCCAGTCGAGAAAACAGTGTAGATGTTGTGCGAAATAAAATATTAGGATTCGCACAAACAATGCCCTTTGGACAATTTAAAATTGTTTTACTTGACGAGGCTGATTATTTGACACCACAGGGTCAAGCTGCATTGCGTAGTGATATGGAAACGTATCATCAAACATGTAGATTCGTGCTTACTTGCAATTATGAATATCGTATTATTCCAGCACTTAAAAGTCGATGCCATCAAGTTCATATAAGTAAAACAGATTTAGCAGAATTTACCGCACGTGCGGCTACAGTTTTGCTTAATGAATCAATTGATTTTGATATTGATGTGCTGGATACATATGTTCGTGCAACTTACCCTGATTTAAGAAAGTGTTTAAATCAATTACAAGTAAATAGTGGTACCGGTAAACTTGCTACCATACAAGAAGTAGGTAATACTGAAAACGATTTACTAATTAAGGCTACAACACTTTTTAAACAAGGAAAGATATTAGAAGGTCGTCAGGAGCTCATGCAATACCTAGATATGTATCCAACTAGATTAGAGGATATATATCGTTGGATGTACAATAATTTAGATTTATGGGGCGAAACTCATGAAACACGTGACGCTGCAATTATAAAAATTAGAAATGGTTTGGTAAATTTATCTATGGTTGGCATTCCAGAAATCAACTTAGCAGCCACACTAGCGGAGTTGACAAATTGAGATATTTTTTAATTACTTTTAAAAGAAAAGCAGGTGGGCAAATAGATGAGGAAGCTTCTGTAGTAAAAAATTTACGTACATCTGATATTCAAACCTGCAACATTATTTTAGATTTTAAAGAACGTAGTGTAGATCGTTGCTTAATTGAAGGCAAAAAAATGGATACAGATTGGGAGACAATCATTGAATACTATAAAAAAGTGTATCCAACAATTATTCAAAATCTTGAGGATTTAAATAAAAAGGGAGAATAATCTCCCTTTTTTACTTGTACATATCTAGTACATGTTCAATTATATGATGTCTTTGAACATCTTTGTAATCAAAATAACAAACTTCAATGCCAGTAACTGGTCTAACTTCTAATCTTTTTTGCAGATCAAGCAATCCATTATCTGGTTTTTTTCTATCTGTTTGTTCAATATCTCCTGTAATAACTATCTTTGTTCCTATTCCAATTCTAGTCATTATCATTTTAAGTTGGTTTGGAGTACAGTTTTGAGATTCGTCTAATATCACATAGCTGTTTTTGAAATTTCGTCCTCGACAAAAGGCTAGAGGTGCAATCTCTATGATTTGTTCATCTAGCATGTGGGCTATTTCCTTAGCTGTATAAAATTCACGTAATACGTCAAAAAGTGGTCTAGTCCAAGGTTCCATTTTAGCATTAATATCACCTGGTAAAAATCCATGCTTTTCATCATCTACCCCAACAGCTGGTCTTGTAAGTAAAATCTTGTCAACCTGCTGTAATTTAAGAGCCTTAATTGCTGCAAGCATTGCTAGATAAGTTTTTCCCGTCCCAGCTGGCCCTGTCCCTATTACTATATAGGTTTGAGGGTTTAACAATTCTAAAATATACTTTTCTTGATTGACGGATTTGGGTACTAATTGTAATACGGAGGTTTTTTTGGGTCTGAGTGTGTCGAATTGTATTGTTTTCGATTCATTCATGTAGAAAGTTTGGTCTGTGTGTTTTTTAGTGTTAGTCATTCTTGCATCTGCTTTTCTTAAAGCTCCAGTCTTTCTTTTGCTCAAGTTGCTTCTCCTATGTGAAATGAGTACTTGACTCATCTTTATTTAAAGACTAGATTAAGTTATTAATTAATACACTTATTGTGCAGCGTATGTAGATAAATATTAAGCTGTCCAGCAGATTTTACATTCCAGAAGTAACTCCCTTCCTTGATAAATACAATACTATGAAAAAATTACCAGCAACCGAATTTTTTAAAGACCTTGATTATGTAAGCATAATAGATACAATTAAGGGTATCTATACTAGCGACGGATCAATGTCAACCTTGTTAGATTTTGAGCGTGTTTTGGATGAAGCTGACTTATATGCATTTAAAAACTGGGATTTAGGGGAGTTAGTTGATGGTCCCGACATTAAAAAATATAGTGTAGCTTGTGTTTTTATGTACCCACTTAGATTAATGCCAGATCCTAGAGGGGGAAAACGACTCATTGGAATAGGATGTTCAGTGCATTTTAAAAAAACTGAAATTGAAGTACCTATTAGAATCGAAACGCCGGACGATTACAAACCGGGAACACATTATCCTAAAATGATTAAAAGAAAAGTTTGGTTAGTTCGTATTGAAATGCCAAAACAGTTAATGAATGAAATACGTGAAGGATCGATTGATTTAGCAGATCAAACTATTGATTTGGACGAACTCGATGAGGCATACGAACAGGATTACGATAAAGAAACAAAGCAGGACGATCAACTTAATCAAGATTTAGGAGGCATGGGAGGTCCTATGCCAGCAGCTGGTCCAATGCCAGGTCCAATGGCTGCACCTATGCCAGGAGCACCAGTATGAACAAGTTAACTGAGGGAATAGATTATAAAGACTTTGTACGTCAAATATTTCCTGTGCTTTCAATTGATGAATATGAAGCGAAAACTGGAAGTGATGACGAAACTGTTACCCTTGCATTTACAGTAAAGGGGAAAGAAGCAAGCGAAGATTTAGCAAGTTGGTTTGAAAAGGGGTATGATTTTGTACTTGATGCTCAGGTAAGTAAAGGGGAAGTCAGTAGAGGAAAACATATAGTTTTTGTTGAAATGGAAAGAAGAAGTAAAGTTCCCGAAAGAGTGATCGAAATACTTGAAGATTTAGAAACACTTACAAATTTAGAATTAGCTGATTGGACTATAAAAATAAATGAAACAGAAATAGGGGCAGACATAAATGAATTAAAAACAAACATAATAATTTCGCCTCATCTTTATAGACAAAGTAAAGAAAATGAAACTGATTTAAACGAGATGCGTGAATTATCAGGAATAGAACCTCATAAAATTTACACAGAACAAGATTCAGCAGTTAAAGCTTTCAAAGCAATGGCAGGATTATAAGGAGCAAACATGGGAACAACATTATTAGCAAGAAAAGCAAATGGAGAAAATCCATTTGGTTCAAATGATGAACATCATACAGCAATGGCGAATGATCCAACAATTAGCCAAATACCCGCAGGTAGTAGTTTTGGTGCACCAGCACAAGCATCGCCTGCATTTATGAATACAGGAGCAAGTATGCCAAATAATAATGTACAAATTGTACAAAATCAAGGAGAGTCACTAAAGAGTGGCGGCGGCGCAATGAGTGAAGGTGGTGAATCAACAGTAGCACTAGATAAAGATGCTACAGATTGGATTAACAAAAAATGGCGTCCAGTTATGGGTTGGGTGTATATGATGACTTGTACTGCAGACTTTGTAGTATTTCCAATACTTTGGTCATTATTACAAGCATTGAGTAATGGTCAAGTGACAAGTCAGTGGCAACCATTGACATTACAAGGTGCAGGTTTATATCATATTGCAATGGGTGCAGTTCTAGGTATCGCAGCATACGGTCGCACAAAAGAAAAAGTAGCTGGAGCAGCGTAACCATAAATATTTGATTAATAACGAAAGCGTGTTATAATCAATCATGGACCATTACAAAACACTCGGCATTGATCAAAATGCATCACCTGACGAAATTCGTCAAGCCTATAAAAGACTAGCAAGTATTCATCACCCAGACAAGGGTGGTGATACTGCTAGGTTTCAGGAAATACAATCTGCTTACGAAACACTAAGCGATCCTCAGAAAAAGAATGAATACGATATGCCTAGGGGAGGTTTCCCTGGTGGAGGATTTTCATTTAGTGGTTTTCCAGGAGGGTTTAGTTTCCAAACAGGACATATGAATATAGATGATATATTTGGTCAAATGTTTGGACATCGTCATCATGCGCCTACATATAAAACTATTGTAACATTAACACTTGAACAAGTTTACAATGGTGATCAACAAACATTAAATTTTAATACGAATACAGGACCTCATAGTGTTAGAATAGACATACCTAAGGGAATAGAAAACGGACAACAGTTACGTTATGATAATTTAATTCCAAACGGAGTGCTTATTGTAGAATTTAGAATATATGATCATCCTAAATTTCAAAGAAATGGATTAAACTTGACAAGTGAAATTGAAGTCGATGTATTAGATTTGATAATTGGAACGACTATTGATTTTCAAACTATCTCAGGTAAAACATTTAACGTATCTATTAAACCTAAAACACAACCAAATACCACATTACGTATTACAGGGCAAGGTCTTACAAACGGTCAGTATAATGGAGACCAATTGTTATTGATTAAACCATTCGTATCTGATAATATAGACAATGACGTTATTATTAGTATTTTGAAATCAAAAAATAAAGGAAACTAAATTGAACAGTTCTGTAGAAATTGAATCAATCATTGAACAGGCTATAATCATTGCAAAAGACAAATGCCATGAATATTGCACAGTAGAACATCTATTACTCGCATTGATGAAACACACACCATTCAAAAAATGCTCTGAGCAATTTGGTATTGATGTAGATAATTTATCAAAAGAACTAACAGCATATTTGGATAGCCTTAAATCAATAGTATTGAGTATTGACCAAGGACAAGAAGTTCATCCTAAAAAAACTAATAGTTTAGAGCGTGTTATTAATCGTAGTGTAACTCAAGTGTTATTCACTGGAAGAAAAAACGTTACCACAGTAGACCTATACTTAAGCATAATGAGCGAAAATAATAGTCACGCACATTATTTCTTGTTAAAATACGGTATGACAAAAAATGAATTTGTTCCTCACTGGCAAAAAACATATAAAGGTGCTGAATATTCAGGTAACTTAACTGACAGTCAAGCAAATGAAATACTTGATGAATTTACAATAAATTTAACAAAAATGGCAATAGACGGCAAACTAGAACCGTTAATTGGTCGTAGCACTGAACTTAATGATATTATTAATGTACTTGCTAAACGATTTAAGAGTAATGTATTGATGGTAGGTGATCCTGGTGTAGGTAAAACCGCTATTGCAGAAGGTCTTGCAACTATGATTGTAGACGGTACAGTACCTGAATTTCTGAAAGATCATGAATTGTACAGTCTTGAAGTTGGTATGTTACTCGCAGGGAGTAAGTATCGAGGTGACTTTGAAGAAAAGATTAAAAATATCATTGATGCACTCAACACAAAGAAAAAAGCAATTCTATTCATTGATGAAGCACATACAATGAAGGGTAGTGGCAATACTAATAACGGTAGCATTGATTTTGCAAGCATGATAAAACCTGCTATTACTAAAGGTACTTTAAAGATTATCGCAAGTACAACATGGGAAGAGTATTACGAGAGTTTTGAAAAAGATCGTGCATTAATGAGAAGATTCTATCGTGTTGGCATTGATGAACCTAGCCACGATAGCACTATTCGTATTTTACGCGGTTTAAGTCAACGCCTTAATGATTTTCACAATGTAAAAATAACTGAAGAGGCTATAGAAGCAAGTGTAGATTGTTCTGCACGTTATATTCATGACAGAAAAAATCCTGACAAATCAATTGATTTATTAGATGCAGCTTGTGCAAAACAGCGAGTGTTAGAAAACAAAGAAGCTGAAATTACTAAAGAACTTATCTACGAACAAGTTGAACGATTTACAGGCGTTCCTGCAGATAAGTTAAGTAATGATTTTAGTGATCGTGTAAAAAATCTTGAACAAAATGTAAAAGATAAGCTGTATGGACAAGATGATGCTGTAAATAAAGTCCTTGAACGAGTTTATGTAAGCTTTGCTGGTATTAATAATGAAACTAAACCAGTTGGTAGTTTCTTATTCTTAGGTCCAACTGGTACAGGTAAAACTGAACTTGCTAAGTTGCTTAGTAAAAATCTTGACATGCCACTTCTCAAATATGATATGAGTGAGTACGGTGAAAAGCATAGCGTTGCTAAATTAATTGGCGCGCCTCCTGGTTATGTTGGTTATGGTGAAGGAAGCTTAGGGGGAGGTAAACTCATAAATGACCTAAGTAAGAATCCATATTCAATATTATTGTTTGATGAAGTTGAAAAGGCACATCCAGAAGTATTTGATATTTTTTTACAATTACTTGATGAAGGTCGTGTCACAGGAAGTAATAGTAAAGAAGTAAATGCAAAGAACTGTATAATTATCATGACCAGTAATTTAGGTGCAAGTGATAGCGAACGTAATACTATTGGATTTGGTAGTCAAGAAAAAACTGGTGAAGATGAACGTGCAATGAAAGAATTTTTTAAACCAGAATTTAGAAACAGAATTGACTTAATTTGCAAATTTAATAAACTTGATAAATTGGCAATTAAAAAGATTGTAGTTAAATTTGTTGATGAACTTAAAAAATCAATTAAAACTGCGCATGATATAACACTTAATTTGAGTGAGCCGGTTGTTGATTATCTAGCAGAAGTTGGTTACGATAGCAAAATGGGTGCTAGACCTTTGGCACGTAAGATTGATGAACTTATTCGTGTACCTTTATCAAAGAAAATAGTTTTTGATAACGTAAAAAATAGTAATATATTCGCTGTTATGAAAGATGAACAAATTGATTTTGTAGTTACACCAAAAGTAACTGCTTTTGTAGGATACGATGGAGTAATTACAGTTGAATAAATTTAAAAAAGTAACAAAATCAAGGTTATACTACGACAAATACAAATATAAATCGTCATTATCATATCCAGATTGCAACCTAATTAGGTACGCAAAAACTGAAAAAGATTTAGACAAGGCTATTGCTCTACGTGAAAGCTATGGTAGATCAAGTTTTTATGGATCAGGTATCAATAAGGATTTTTTATTAAAACTTATGAACTGGCGTAATACTGTTAATGAATCACAATCGACAGTAAGAGTTGACTATAATTGCGTAAGTGTTTACAGTAATGATTTAAAGGTAGTACAATCAATTGAAGAACTATCTCAAACTCAAGTAGATTATACTGAGGTTGAAGTAGAAGGTACGGTTGGGGTATTATTACGATATAATCCAAAACACAAATATAGAACATACTTTCGTAGTAAGACAGTGCCAGAGGGATTTAATAGGGAGGTAGAACAATTCCTTAAGCAATATAAAAATTCAGCCTTCCCAACACCCAGTTTACAAAAATGGCTTGAACTTAAAAACAGTTATACTTGGAGACAGCGTTATTTGGAAGCTTGTTTTTTCATAGATTATGACGATGAATCCTTTTTATCCATACTTTCTCTTAATTTTGGCAATTATTTAGGGAAAACCTATAAAGTAGAACAGCGATAGCTTTTTTGATAAATACTCTATTAATGGAGTATTTACCATGGCAAAAATCGTAGAAGATGTACTAGTTATTAAATTAAGCAAGATTGTCAAGGACAGTGATACGGTAGAATCCGGAATCGCTAGCTCTGAGGTACAAGCAGCGTTAGAGCAAGTAGTTCAAGAATTAGTCGGCAACTCTGTTGTTGTGGAAGTGATGCAAGCATAATGTCACAGGCCACCACACTCATCTTATTGTCTCAAACTCCTTTTGGATTAGGACCAAATATTATAGGGGAAAAACAGCCCGCAGCCAGCTATTATTTAGGCAAAAGCGACCTACAAACTCTGACATGGAATTTGACAAATGTATCTGCAACCATAGTTATACAAGCAAGCTTATCAGAGAATCCAAACAATAATGATTGGTTTAATGTTTACACACTCAGTCCTAGTTCAACTACAGAATTAGGTTTTTATAATTTATCAGGTAACTTTGTTTGGCTTAGGGTAAACATTACCAATTTCACTAACGGAGTTATCCAATCAGTAAAGGTAAGTTACTAATGTCAATAATTTCAGAAGGTGGCAACGTTGTCCCTGACGCTAAACCAATAACACGTAAAAATGTGCAGACTGTAGTTAAAAATCTGCAAGGAATAATGCCTAAAGGTATTACTGCATATCCTATAGGCAGTGCAGGTAAAAAAGATGTCAGCAGTGATATGGATGTACTGATTGATGCAGCAGAGTTGATGAAAGTATTTCCAGTAAAAGATTTAAAAACTGCTAGACAAGGGTTAGAAAATTACTTTAAAGAAAACGGATATTTTGCTGCCCGTACTGGAGTTAGTGTACATGTAGGTATACCCACTGGTGAAGATGGTAATGTAACACAAGTTGATATTATGGCTGTAGAAAATGCAAGAGATGTTGTTCCATTACACAGTCACGATTATAGTAAAGATCCAACTATGAAGGGCGGAACACTACATGGTATATGGGCTGATTTAACTAACATGAGTTCATTACCTGATCATCCTAGTTTGATGATGAGTCCATATAAAGGATTAGTAGACCGCGAAACTAAGGAATTGATTACAAGTAACAAAGATCAAATTGCAAAAATAATTATTGGACCTCAAGCAACTGCAGAAGATATGGGAAGTGTGCATTCAATTTTAATGGCATTAAGAAGTAATCCAGAAAAATTTAATGCTATTAAAGATAAATGGGCACCAAACATAGAATTAAATGAAGATGTACGTAGTTGGTTCCGTCGTACAATGGATTTATTAAAATGAGAATAACTGCATTACTAGAGGCAGCAGGCCAAGTAGGTCGTAAATATCAACATATTGAGGACCTAGTAATAGCTAACGGTAGTCATGGCGCTATGCACGCCATAGAACGATTGGACGACATGGTTGATAACTATGGCTCCATTGAATTAAAGTGGGATGGCATGCCTGTTGTGTATTGGGGTAGAGATGAGAGTGGTACTTTTTATATGATACCAAAAAATGCATGGCAATACTTGAAATCAGGTACTATGCAAACAAAAGCAGGAGCTTCTACTCTAACAAAAAGTCCTGATGATGTTATGAAATTTATATTAGGTACAGGCGGCGAAGCTGATGCTAGTCGTATGCAATTTGCAAAACAATTCGCAAGTTTATGGCCTTATTTAGAACAAGCAAGTCCTAAACGTGGCTTCTTAGAAGGTGGTTTACTATTTTATCCTGGCACAAAACCAGACGGTCAAAGTGCGATGCCAGTAGTAAATAAACGGACAAACACATATGATTTTAAACCTAATATAACTACGTTTCATGTTCCTATCGACAGTCAATTGGGGCAAAGAATTTCAACTGCAAAAGTAATGATTGCTGCAACTGGTTATTATGATAAGATAGGAAGTAATGAAGAAAGCAGATTACCCAATGCAGAACAATTATCAACTAAAGATACTATTGTACAAGGTACTACATATGCAGAAGAATTACCTGGTGTAGATAAATTAGGACTAGAAAACTTAAGTAGATTTATTCAAGCTAATTCACAAAAAATAGATAATTTCTTAAGTCCAAAGCCTGGTATGAATAATCCAGGTGGGGAATTGTATAACTATTTAAATCAACATTTGCGTACATCAGGATTATTAAAAGATTTTCCTGCTTGGGCACAACAAAATTTAAGTGCAAAAAAAGCACAAACATTATTATCTGATCCTGAAGGACTTAAAGCAACGCTAGGCGCAGTAGAAGCCATAACTAATGAAAAAATGAAAGTGATTAAATCATTAAGTTTAGGACTACATGGTGGTATTATGCAAACCAAACCAGAAGGATACGCACAAGCACATCCTGAAATTAATTTTAAGTATGCATTACCCGGACAGTTTCTAAAATTAATAGATCAACTTAATTGGCAACCGAGAAAATTATGATACAACGTACAGGAAAAAGTGATACAGCGGTAGTAGGATGGGGTCGTGGTATGGGTCACAAAGGTCACATGCTATTGGCTAGAGCAGTAATTATTCAAGCACAGAATATGGGAGCTGATCCATATTTCTTTGTTAGTAGAACAGTTGGTGCAGACGATCCATTATATCCAGAAGAAAAATTATATATCTATAAGAAAGTTTTTCCTAAACATGCAAACATATTTCAAAGTGCAACAGACGATATACCCGATATCAATAGACTAATGAGAACACTTGCTGAATTAGGTTACAAGAATGCAGTGTTAGTAGTTGGAGCTGATCAAGTTAAAGCGTTTCAATATTTGGTTGGGCAAGATAAAGCAGGTAATATAGTTTATAAAACATTAGGATTAGAAAATCTTAGTGTTATAAAACGCCAAGACGTTGATGATGCAGCACAAAGTGAGGAGGGGCCAAGGGCAACTCCAATGCGTGAAATTCTTAAAGATCCGAACGCAAGTGATGAACAAAAGTTTGCAGTGTGGCGAGATGCTATGCCAGACGCACTTAGCGATAAAGAAGTGTTAGCATTAATGCAGAAAGCAAGTCAACGTATGGGTCAGTTTAAACCAGCAACTAAAAAAGCAAAAATAAAAGAATTCATTCAGCGTGTTCGCCCAATGCTTAAAGAAGCAAATGCACAACAAAAATTAAAAGTATTAAAATTATTAAAAGAGTCATTAACAGAATATGGACGAAAGGAAGATCGTTATACAGTTTTTAATTTAGAAACAAGACGGGCAATATTAACAACCGGTGATTTAGACGAGGCAGAAAAAGAAGCAATTGAATGGGCTATGGAAGATGATATACCTACTTGTATAATTGACAATAGAACAATGAGATCATTCTTTGAAATTGACGGTTTTAAGGGTGCTATGGATCAACTTGAAAGTTACGAAGATAATGAAGATGAAGAACAGTTAGATGAAAAGTGGAGTAAAAAATACAAGCGTAGCATTGATTGTAGTCATCCAAAAGGTTTTAGCCAAAAGGCTCACTGTGCGGGAAGAAAGAAAAATGAAGGTGTGTCGGAAGCAGAAGAACCATTTAATCTCTCTAAGCGTCATTCAATGGATTACGGTATGCGTAAGACAATGATCCATCGTTTAGCAAAAGCGACTGATTATGATGTAAGCGATTTAAGCTTAGCTAGTGACGAGGAATTAACCGATCTTTATAAACAAGTTTTCCCTGAACAAGCAAATAATACAGATTATATAGACGAAAAATAATTTAACCGTTCTATAAACGTGTAAATAATATTACATTTTCATGAGGATAAAATGGCTAAGAAAAAACAAGCACAAGAAGAAGCTACTGTTCCTGTAGAGCAGGTTCAGGAAGCAATTCAAGAAATACAAGAACAAGACGCTCCAGCAGCGCCTGCTCAAAATCAAGTACAAGTTAATGTAGACTTCTTAAAAACTACCCGCGTACACATTGCTATGCCATGCTATGGTGGTATGCTAACAGAATCTACCTTCATGAGTTTTATTAAATGGGCAAACACTGCAAGGCAGTTAGGCATTGATTGGACTCTTGAAACAATGGTTAATGAGTCATTAATCAGCCGCGCACGTAATACACTTACTGCAAAATTTTTAGATCAACCGGAATCAACTCATCTATTCTTTGTTGATGCTGACATTGGCTGGGAGCCATGGCATTTACTAGTACTACTTAACCGTGACAAAGACGTTATTGGTGGACTATATCCCATGAAGACTATGCCGATCAAGTGGGTCGTTAATGGATTCGAAGGTGCAGAAGAGGGACCAGACGGATTACAAGAAGTGAGTAAAGCAGGTACAGGTTTCTTACTTATGAAGAAACATGTATTTGAAAAGTTAAATGTTCATCCTGCAGTTAAGCAGTATAAAAACGACATTGGACTTGATCCAAAGTACGATCAATATCTAAAAACATATTTTGATACCGCGGTTCGCCAAAATCGCTATTACAGCGAAGATTGGACTTTCTGTGAAAATTGGCGTGACTTAGGTGGAAAAGTATACGTCGATAAACGTGTTTTACTACGTCACAGTGGTGCATATGTATTCTGTATGGAAAATCAACAACATCTATTGAATACTATTGGACCAATGTATATTCAGGAACAACAGGCTTTAGCAGCACAACAAGCACAGCAACAAGCAGCTCCTGTAGATGTTGGTTCAGCAAAAACCACCAAGAAAACCAAAAAAACAGCGTAATTTTAAATAATTAAAACTTAGGGCTATAGCAGGAAACTGTTATAGCCCTTTTTGCATAAATACTGTATGAACCTTAAGGAATTAGCTAATTTTAAGCTGCATGACGCAGTATTTTTTCATGACCAACTAAATCCAGTGATTTTTTTGGGAGATAAGATGCGTCCTGAGGTAAGGAATCAATTAATTTTGATTGCTGAAGATTTTATTGATCATTTGGGTATCCCACATTTAGAAATAGAAGATGTTACATTATCAGGTTCTAATGCTGCATACACATATACTAAACACAGCGACATTGATTTACATATTTTAGTTGATATGAAAAAAATGAACGATGACATAATGTACCGTGAATTATTTGATGCAAAGAAAACAATTTACAACGATACACACGATATAAAAATAGGCGGGTATGACGTTGAATTATATGTACAAGATTCAAATCAACCAGTTATTAGTTTAGGAGAATATTCAGTAATAAATGATAATTGGTTAAGATTACCAAAGAAGCATCGTTCAAATTTAGATCAGGCTGCAACCAAATTAAAATTTAATAAATTAGCACATTTAGCTGAACTAGCTTTAAAGCACGATGATGAAAAAAGACTTAAAACTTTAATAAAAACAATTAAAAAATATAGACAAGCAGGATTAGATATTCATGGTGAATTCGGTCCAGAAAATTTAGCGTTTAAAGCATTAAGATCAAAAGGCATAATAGCTAAGTTATATGGTAAATTAAATCAATTGCACAGTGAAAAATTTAGTTTACCAGAAGATTATGATCCTAATGGACCTCCGCCAGGACCTGAATTTAAACCTACTATGCCTAAAGGCACGGTTCGTGTGGATGTAAGTGATGTCTATGATTGGTATAAGTTAGGTCAACATATTAGTAATTTAGACGGATTAGGTAAACATGATTTTGGTAAAGGTCCTCCCAGCACTATTTTTTCATTTGGTAGTGAAGATGAGGAACACAAGTATATTAAAAATTTAGAAAAAACAGGGTTAACAACAACCGATATTGACCCATTAGATCCTAATCAACCTAAAGGTATGAAGCGTCAAAAGGTTGATCCCACATACAACGTTAACGAAGTAAGTGGGTATATACCCAGTAAAAAAGAAAAAAATGATCCTAGATTTAAAACAGCATTAACTGTTGATGTTACTCCTAACAGTATTAAAGATAATGCTAGAAAATTAGGGAGTAAAGTAAGTAGAGCAGGTATTCCTCCTTTACTAAGATAATAAAAATTATAAGGAAAAATCATGGCAACAACCGATCCATATCAATTCGTAAATGATGCAGCAAACTTTGCTACCGCAGCTAATAATTCTGCAGCAAGCGCAAGAATAGCAGCAGTTATTTCACAACAAGAAGCAAATCGTGCAAATGGCTTCGCATCTAATGCAGCGATTTCAGCAAATAGAGCGAGTCAGGCAGCAGCTAACTCATTGCAGTTTTCTTTTAATTCAGCCAATTCAGCAACTTTAGCCTTAACTTATGCTACACAAGCAAGAACTGCTAACACAATTACTCTTACAAGTGTTACCAATGTACCAGCAGGTTTACCAGGAGTAGTTCAGTTAAGTTCAGGCACCGGCAATGGCTTTACCGGAAGTTCGTCACTAATGTTTACCAGTGGTAACTTGAATATTGCAGGAAATGTAAATTCACAACAAGCTAATATAGCAAATATAATCACTTCCAATATTACTGCAAGCAATGCAACAATTACATTCGCATCTATAGCTAATTTAGGGGTGTTTAGTAATGCTATAATCAATGGAAACCTATCTGTAGTAGGTAATATATTTGGTACTTTTGTTGGAAATGGAGCATCGTTATTTGGAGTAGCGCCAATTAATAGCCCGGTGTTCACAGGTACACCAGTTGCACCACAACCTAGTTTTGGAGCCTATGGATCTCAAATAGCAACTACAAAATTTGTAGCTGACAGTATTGCTAATTTTACTGGAGTAGCAGGTAACAATTTTAGTGTCACTGGTAATATTTTATCTGCTCAAAACATTGTTGCACAGGTAGGCATGACTGCAACAGGTAATATAACCGGTGGTAATTTAAGAACACCGGGTGTTATTTCAGCAGCAGGTAATATAACTGCAGTTGGTAATTTAAGTATAGGTGGTACAATACAAAGTAATGGCAATCTCACAGTTAACGGGATTACAAATACTGGAAATATCAACAGTTTACCTGGTAATTTAATTATTGGTAATATATTCTGTGGTAACACAACGGCTGGTAATATAGGTGTATCTGGTAATTTAATTGTTGGATCAGTTGTTACGGCACCAAATGCTAATTTAATAAACCTTAGTGTCTTAAGTTCGTTCAGACAAAATCAATTTACAAAGTTAGGAAATTCTTCAGGCTTGCCAGGGATGATTGTTTGGGATACAAATTACATTTATGTCTGTACAGCAGCAAATACCTGGAAACGTGTAGCACTATCATCATTCTAATTTAAAATTATGGCAACAATAAATGAAAATACCGCAGCAACAATAGCAATTACTGCAGCTAATACAGCGTTACAGGCAGCACAAACTGCTCAAACTGCAGCCTCACAGGCAGACATTGCAGCAAGAAGAGGATCCAATGTAACAAACATCACTGTTATAAATCCATCGGCTGCAGGTGTGCCTGGTGCAGTGCAATTTTCAAGTAACATAAATCAGCTATCTAGCAGCAGAAATTTTGTATTTGATACTAATTCATCTAACCTACAAATTAATGGCAACTTAAATGTACTAAATTTATTAAATTCAAGTGAGGTATTAGCAAAAAGTATTTCAGCGTCAGGTACTGTTACAGCGGAAAGTCTTATTGCAGCTAGAGTTGAATCATTGGCAAACATACAAGTTGCTAATCGTGTAGAAGCAAATGTTGTTTATGCTAATGCATTTTATGGTAACGGAAGTCAGTTAACAGGATTATTATCTCCTAATAATCCTACACTTACAGGTAATGTTTCCGTTCCTCTTATAACACTTGATGCTTCAATAAATGCACCTGTGCCATTAGGATTGTTAAACGACATTTTGCCAACAAAGGCAAATATAAATAGTCCTAACTTTACAGGTACACCAACAGCCCCAACAATTACTAATGTTGCAACATCTGATAATTCAATAGCAACAACTGCATTTGTGCAGTCGGTTATGAATACAAAAGCAAATACTTCAAACGTTACGTTTACTAACGTAAGTTTAGTAGGCAATGTTACAGCCACAACTCAAGTATCAAGTGACAGAAGTAATCTACTTGCTACGACACAATTTGTTCAAAATCAAAAAATTAGTCCTATATTTACTGGTATACCACTAGCACCAACTCCAAATGGAACATTTTCTGGACAAGTAGCAACAGTTGGGTTTGTAAGATCATCAAGTGCTCCGAGTGTAATAATGTCAAGGCGTAGTGGAGGTTTAGGGATAGGATCTAACGCATGGCAGCTGATTATATTTGACACTTTTGAAAGGAATACCATAGGTGCAACAATTAATTTTTCAGGACCATTAGGGTATACTTTTAATTTACCAGCAGGTACCTATGTTTACAATTTATCATTGCCAGTAACTGGTGTGGATCCAGAGGTGATTATTCCTATTACTGTATTTACAAGATTTCAGAATATGGATACAAATTTTACTTTGCAAAATATATCTGCTGTTGAAGTAAGTGTGTCAACCACAACAATTAATGGTACAGGTCAAATAGTTTTATCAGGCACTACTAGAATAGGCTTACAGGCAATAGCAAATGATCCACAAGGAGTAGCTGTAAATGGATATGATGGATTTCAAACCGGTATCATACAATTTTGGAAAGTAGCATAATAGGAAAAATAAAATGGCAACAAAACCAAGTCCGTATACATTTATAAACGACACAGATGGATTAGGCAATACTGCCAACGTAATAAGTGTACAACAAAATGCAAATAATACAAACACGCTTATTGCAACGTATACTCAGAACAACTTAGACAACAATCCGCAACTACAAATATTAAACAGCGCCGGAGGTGCTAATGGACAAATTCAGTTCAATAATAGTCGTGGATTTGGTGGTAGCAGTAATCTAACTTATACAGAATCAACATCACGTTTACAATTACGTGGTAATTTATATGTTACCGGTAATTTATTTGCAAATATTCAAACCAATTTAAATAATTTTCACTTGACTGGTGGTGCTAACGGCTATGTATTAACGACAGATGGCACAGGAAATGTTAACTGGATAAGCCCTGATCCAAATGTTTCTGGATCATTATATAACGGAAACAGTAATGTAATTGTTCATTCTAATGGAAATATTACATTTAGTAGCAATGGCGTAGCAAATGTTGTAACCATTAGTAGCACTCAAGTAAATTTAGGTAACGTATCAAAATTAAAAATATCTGGTGGAAATGCAACAAATTATCTAACGACAGATGGTAATGGTAACTTATATTGGGCGGATGACGTACCTATTTACATTGGGAACAATGCTCCTAATCTTCCACAAGGACATTTGTGGTTTGATAGTGATGAAGGTCGTGCTTACATAAATTATGATGGTAATACTTGGGTAGATTTGAGTCCAGCAGTAATGCCTAATCCTGATATATTTGCAAATACAATTACCTTTCCTGACGGAAGCATACAAACAACTGCAGGAGGAGGCGGAGGAAATAATCCTTTTAATCAAAGTTTGAATACTACAGACAGTGTTACTTTTTCAAGTGTTAGTACAGCATTAGGATTTATTGCACAGATAAATGGCAGTAATCCAGGTGGTGAATTAGTGATACAAACAGGTGGCTCTAAAAATTGGAGTTATTTAAACAATGGAACCCTAACATTACCGTTTGACAATTATTTAGAAACGACTAATATAGATTTAAAAGCAGGTTCTCAAGGTAATGTTTTTATAAGAGCAAATGCAGCAGGTGGGGCAAACATACAAACGTGGAATTTTGACAAAACAGGAAATATCACGTTTCCAGATAATACTAAACAAAGAACAGCATTTACAGGATTTATAGCAGGTGCAAATGTAACTGGCGTCGTAGGTAATTCAGCAAGAGCAGCAACAGTAACAACTAATGCACAACCTAATATAACCAGTGTTGGTACACTCACAAGTTTAAGTGTAACAGGTAATGTATCAGCTAATTTCTTTATAGGTAATGGAAGTCAACTAACAGGGATTACAAGTGCATCTGCAACCACTGTTACTGCAAATGCACAGCCAAATATTACAAGTGTTGGTAATTTAAGTAGCTTAAGCGTAACTGGTAATATAAGAACTGGTAATTTAATAGTCACAAGCAATACTGAATCAATAAGTCCATCATCAGGATCAATACATACTGCAGGTGGCATAGGAGCACAGGGTAATATTATTAGTAACACTCATCTGTATGTAGGACCTGGAGCGAGTTTAACAGCATTCAATAATCCAGTAATAGTAGCTAAAGAAGTTGGATCAGATTTTATTCAAGCGATGATTATCAACTCTAGTGACACTGGTTCAAGTGACTGGGTAGCACAAGCTGACAATGGTACAGACAGTGGGGGTTGGGCTGATTTAGGTTTCACAAGTTCTGCATTTAATGATGCGAATTACACTGTTACAGGACCGAATGATGGATACTTATTTGTACAAGCGCAAGCAGGAAGTTATGGTGGCAATCTAGTTTTAGCTACAGGTGATCAAGGAACAACAAACGATATTATATTTGCAACCGGCGGATTCCTTACCAGCAACATATACGGTAGAATTAACCATAGTACACAAACATTAGAAATACCTTCAGGTAAAATTAGTGTAGGTGGCAATGTAACTGCAGGTAATCTATTAACAGCTAATATTAAATCAACAGGTAGTTTATCTTTAGTCAGTAATAGTTCAGGAACAAGTAAAACATTCGTGTTTGATTCTGCCGGTAATTTAACATTTCCAAATGGTTCTAAATTAAACTTTGTAGACGCAAATGTGTTTGCTACTGATAATACTGTGGTGTCTGATTTAGATTTACGAGCTACCAGTGGAGCAGGATTCTACACAAATGTTACAGGATATACAATTAGATCAAACGGTAGTAAGAATTGGTTGTTTGACACAAGTGGTGATTTAAATTTACCTGCTAATGCAAGTATTAAGGATAGTAGTGGAATAAAAGTATTTGATACATCAAATTCTGGAGATGAGGGCGGAGAAATAAAGTTAATACAAGCTCCGAACTCAACATTAAGCGGTGATTATGTAGTTTTTGATCAATATATAGATAAAGTTAGATTTTTTGAAAGTGGAGGCACATCCCGCGGTGCCTATATTGATGTGTCATTAGGAGCTACCTCTGCTGGTACACTACTTAATAACAGAGTTACATCAGGATACAATAACAATACACCTGAAGTAACTATAGAAAATTTTAAAGCTGGAATAAATGGATCAAGTCAGCCATACATAAAATCAGGTAGTGGCTCATTTACATGTTATTGGACTACGCAATTAATACAGTTTAATGGAGTAAGTAGTTTTCCTATAACAACAGGTGGCGGACAAGGTATAACCATAACTACTTCAGGACAAACATTGGGATATACATTTGCTTATGGTAGTGATACATTGACCGGAACATTTAATGATACAAGTTCGGGAAGAATATATCGTGTAACATGGATTGGATCACCTACAGCTACAACATACGGTAGTGTAACTATAGAGAAAATAGTTTAAGGTTACATAAAGTTTAAAATATAGAAATAAATATAAAATAAGGTATAAAAATGGCACTACAATTTCCACAAGATCCAACAGCTGGTCAAATATTTACAGGTGATAACACAGTCACCTATGTTTATACGGGTGATCGATGGAGTTCCGCATTAGCAGTGTACATAGGTGCCTACGAATTCGCATATGAAGGTGGAAATGCATACACAGTATACAATCCATTATTAGACTTAATAATAGACGGCGGTGACGCCAACGGTGGTTAATAGGAAAATAAAATGACAACAATAATCAAACTAAGACGAGACACAGCAGCAAACTGGACAAGTGCTAATCCAATACTAGCAGCGGGAGAACCTGGACTAGAAACAGATACACTTGCAATGAAATTTGGCGATGGTGTAACTGACTGGGCTAATTTAGAATATCAAGCTGTTGGTAATGCTGCATATGCATTGATTGCTGAAACTGCATATAATGTAGATGTTGCTAATGTATCTGGCATAGGCAATATTGCAACAGTAGCACTTGATGGTAATGTAGCAAATGCATTACGAGGCGACGGATCATTTGGTCCTGTTGATACTATTAGTAATAGTTTCAGTAGTATTACAATGACAAGTACACCAAGCGGCCCTTCTAATGTAGTACAGTATGGTATGGGTAATCTTGTTGTTTGGAATGATGGTGGTTGGACTATTGGTGAATATAATTCGGAAACCGAAGAATATGCATCAGAAGGTATTCGTATAAATCCCGGTATAGAGGGAGTAACTGACATAAATTTACCTAGCGATGCAAATGCACCAACTCAACCATTAAGCGTGAGCAACTTTCAAGGTAATGTTGTAATCAATACTGGAAATTCAAACCAATGGAAGTTTGATAATACCGGAAGAGTTACTATTCCTAACGATGGATACTTTGGTGCAATAAATTCAGAAATTTTAGGTTTAAGTTCACAGAATAATAAGCCTATATACTTAGAAGTGATGGACACAGGAAATAGTGCAGCTAGACAATGGGAATTTGATAATACTGGCAATTTAACATTACCTTATGGTAGTAAACTGTTTACTTTTGACCCAGCTAGCGTTGAACTAACAGCTGGTAATGGTAACGGCAGCTATGCCAGCCTAGCCAGTTTTAATAGCAATACTTATATGTGGGTTGACAACGATTCAGCCTATATTGGAACCAATTGGCAAGCAGGTCCTAAGACTTGGACCTTTGATAAACAAGGTAATTTAACATTACCAGGTAATACTTTTGCAGTTAAGTACGCAAATGGCACACAGGTACCATTAGGTGGCGGCGGAAATGCACAGATATTAGGTTTCACATATGATTACGGTAATGCAGAACTTTCTGGTGAATTTTCTGTAAGCAACGCAAACCCAAATAATACTTCTACTATTTCAATAAATTCAACTGATAATTCTAATGTAAGTTTAGACAATTTAATATCTTACATAGCAAATAACAAGGTAACTACCACGGTTAGCAACGATCAAAACGAATTTGCTTCATTTAGTGTTGATAGTATTGTAACTGTGACCGAAAGTTATAATGGATATAAAGCAGTTTATTCAAAAGTGTGGGATGATGATCCTGCATTTTGTAAAATTGGTTTTTATAAGCAAACAGCTAATGCTACTGTAACAACAAGTAGTAACACAGATAATGATCAGTTCGAAGTAAATATAACATCAGGAAATAGTGATTTATTAGGTTTAGCAATTGTATACACAGACAATTCTTCTTTCGTTCCAACAAAAACTAATTTACAAGAATATTTTGAGTATTTTGTAGATAATATTTTAGTACCAGCAAGTGGTAACATTGGTGCAATACAAACAAACTTTTATGATGAAATTGCAAACACATCAGCATTAATAAGCAGTTGGGGTGAAGATCCATATAATTTAGATTTTTATACTAATGGTACATCATCAATTTATACTAGTTTAGTTCCTAGTGGTACTTCTGGTTCAGGAATAGATTTTAATGCAAATATAGTTATTGCAGGTGATACAAGCTATCGTGTGTTGAGTTATGCAGGTGGTACTGGTTTCGCTCCAGGAGATACAATTACCTTTGATGGTACACAACTTAATGGTGTAACTGTAACCAATGATTGCGTATTGACAGTTACTACAGTAAGTAGTGGAGTTGTTACTGGATTCACAATTAGTGGTTTGAATGCGGCAGAATGGCCTATAAACAATATTGATGACGGTGGAGATGATCAATATGATGTAGGTAACTTTTTACAAACTAATAACCAAGCTCCTGTACCCTACAGCAATGGAGTTCTACAAAACTCAGGTGCATTTGGTGGAAATGAATGGTTTGTAGGTTACGCTTACGGACAGTTTATATTCTTTGGGGATAATACAGGCAACCCAATATCTAATTTTGGCACATATGGAGAAACAGGTAGTGATGGAAGTGGTTATAGAGAAACAGGTTACCTTAATCCAGCTCTAAAATACAATTTTGCATTAGGCGGCTTACTAAATTCTACTCCTTCTTATACAATAGATTCTGCTTCTACAATTACATTTGATATAGGCGGTATTAATACACATGGTGTAACTTTTATTGCACCAAGAACAATTTCTGTAGACAGTGGTGACCTTGAATTAACAGCACCAGATGATGTAACAATTCAACCAGCAGATGATTTAAGATTATATGGTGGTAATAAAAACAATTTGCCTGGAAATCACGGCGGTGATGTTCGCATTTATGCCGGTCAAGGAGGACCAGGTGTAAATTCAAATAACAGTACTGCAGGTGACGGTGGTCAGGTAGAAATAAGAGCTGGCAACGCAGGAACTGATGACGGTAATTCTAGCTTAGGTAATGATGGTGGTTATATTAGACTTCAAGCAGGCCAAGCAACAGGTAATAGTAACGGGGGATATATTGATATTGAACCTGGCAACGGCGCAGGTACAGGTGTAAGAGGTAATATTAATTTAATTCAAGCTATTGGTGCAACAGCATTTTTACCTGACGCAAGTTGGAAATTTCCTATACTTACCACCGCGAGGGGCGATACAAGTGGTGGAACATTAACTGGCCAAACATTAAAATTTAAAGGTAGAGAAGATGATATAATTGTAACATCGTCAGATGGTGATGCTAGTTATAACAACTCGCAAAGAATAGTTATTAATCCAGGTAAGGGCGCAGACGGTACTAGTGGCGAAGGTGGTGACATATATCTATGGGCGGGTCGTGGTGGTGACACAGGTGGCTCTGGTGGTGATATAAAGATACGAGGTGGTTATGGACCTAATACAGGTGATGGTGGGTATGTACGCATAGAAGGTGGAGATAGTTTTAGCACAGGTGTCGCAGGATCCATTTTACTGTTAGGTGGTGAAGGTGGGAACACTATCGGTGGAAACATTCAGATACAAGGTGGCTATGGTGGAGGTGGTAATGGAGGCACTATATCCATAATGGGTGGAATTTCCGGTGCAGGAGCATCAGCCTCAGGTAATGTTACAATAGCAAGTGGTCCTACAACTTGGGATTTCAAAAATGATGGAAACTTAACTATAGCAAATAGTCTTACCATTGCTGGATTTAGTAATGTATTTGGAAGTAATACATCAGTAATTCAGACAACTGACCAATTACCTTTAGGTATACTTGCAACAGGCGGTAACAGTTCAATAGCTTCAGTTTGGGTTGAAGATGGTGCTAATTTAATGTCATCAAATATTGCCGCAATTTATTGTAACCCACTACCAGATTCACGCATGGTTAGACTTGCTGCTGGTAACAATGGCGGCAGTATGTATTGGCTTGATTTGACAAATGATGGTAATTTAAAATTTAGTGGAAATAGTGTAATACAAAGTGCTGCAAATAATGCAGGTGATGGTAGTGGATTAAGCACACTTAACTTATATCCTGATAGTTCTACAGCAGATGATCGTTACTTGATTATTGATCCAACTGGCCCGGCACACTTACACCTTCGTGCAGGTGGCGTACAAGATGCATCAAATGTTTTATTATATTTGGGTGGCGAACAAGCATTTACACGAATTGATGATTTTAGTCATGAAGTTACAATTGGTACAACTGATGTAGGTAATACAACAACATATTATTGGACATTTGAAAATACCGGCGTGTTAACAGCGCCTGGTGATATAAGTTTAAACGGAAATGTTTCAGCAATGAATATAGGAAACATTAGTGCCACAAACTTAGACGGTAATGTATCTAATATATTGACAGGTAATGGTACATTTGTAACACTTCCAGTAATCAATGCAAATACAGTGGTATGGTCAACAGTCCCTGTCTCTA